CTTACATCCATTCTCAAATTCAACAGAGCCTTTGTTCCATTCGATAACACCTTGTTGCAACCACTTGGGCAATGCTTCGTAAGCAATCTTAATACGATCTAGAATCTCACGTGCGGCATCGCCTTTGTTGGCAAGAAGTGCTACTGTCTTGTAATCATTGAATAGAACGTAATGAAGAATAATAGCGACAGCAGTAGTAGTTTTACCAGCCTGTCTCGAGGTGTTTACTGTTACACGCCTACTGTTAGTGATCGCAAGAGCAATCTCTTTCTGGTAGTCGTACATCTTAATAGGAATAAGACCATGGTCAACGTGTACAATTTGAATGTACTTTTCAGCAAAATAGATAGGATCGCTGGCACACTTCAGATACTCTGATATCATATCATTGCTGAATTCTATCGGAGTGCCTTTTCTTTTTAGGTTTACGTTACCATTGTATCCACGTTCTGCCGTAGCGTTAATCATTGGATCTCATGTCTTTTAATAGTTGCTGTAGCTCTGCGGTAGAGCCTACAAACAAGTTGTTATTTGTCACAGGTTTGTTCGATTCTGGAACTATTTCATCTTCTTTCACTTTTTTACTTGACATAGCCACCAGTTCTTTGTTAGAATCAATTAATGTTTTCATAATAGTAGCTACAACTTCATAAGCACGTGGGTGCTCTGATGCTTTCGCAACTTGAAGCATTTCTTCTAGCGCTTCTGTACCAGATTCAATAACGTTATAGAAGTTAGTTCTAGCGTACTCGTAATCTTTGTCAAGCTTGCTCTCTGCGCCAATCACTACTGGCACAACCCTCTTAGATATAACTTTCGCTTCAATCACTTCGTCTAAGGGCGTCAGCCCTAGACTATTACCAATGTCATCATTCATAGTTATGGATCCGATATCTGTACAACGTAGTTCCAGTTATCATCGATATTGATATCAGAGTAGGGAATAGTATCAGTTATACTAGTCGTTCCTACACCTGCGACCGTAAGTCCTGGTTGTACTTGCACTTGGGTTATAGTGTCTGAGGTTGGAAGAATGTCAGGTTTAACGTCAACTTCAGTAAACTTAATCATTTTCTTGATTGATGTTGGCCCGAAGTAATACGCCTTCATAGTAAAGTTAAGTGTCCAAATCAAAGCTCTTCTCGTTAAGAAGTCGCCTTCGTAAGTATCCTCAGTCGATACGTTATTTAAGATTACGGGAATGTCTACATAAGTGTCAAGTGAGTCGATCATCTTAACACTAACTGTCACGTCTGGCTTGAAGTATGGCAAAATCTGCTCAATGATTTTTGTGCCATCTTCTGTATGCTTTGTCATGATGTTGAGTTGAAAGTCTATATCATATGGAGCAGGTGAGTACAGATTAGACAAACTTGAGTTGTTTGATACGATGCCTCTTGTCTGCTTTGTAAGACTTGTGAGCTTTCTCTCAGCACTATAGGTCATGCCAGTAATCTCAAAAGACATACGAGGCAATGTCATTGCTGGTGCATCGAGGTTAGGGTCTTGCTCTAATCTAGCTAACAGCTTCTGCATAGGCGCATAGTTGATAGGCACAGTGATTCGCTGAATCTCTACGCCAGTATTATCCTTGCGACCTATCTGAATATCATTAAAGAGTGTGCCAAAAACTGCAACATATCTTCTAGTCGATTCGTTGTAAAAGTGTTGACCGTACATTAGAAGTTATCCTCACCGAATGGATTCGTTTGACTAAAGTCGATGATGTTATCACCAAACGTCTCTATCGTAGTGTTATCTGCGAGTGCATCATATGTTTCAATAGAAAGCTTAGACTTAAGCGTAGTAACAGTATTTCCCATGCCAACGTTAGTTGTACAAATATAATAGAATATGCTGTCAGCTACCGCAGTCAATGGAGGCGTTATAGAAACAGTCGCAAATTCTGTTCCCGCTGTGCCAGATTCGACTACAAGTGCTTGACTAGATGTAATTGGCAGACCAGTCAGAGGAGAATTCGCTGTGTAAAACTTTATAGGAAACCCAGCGTTTGATACATGACTTACATCGAATACGTATTTTTGACCAGCATAGAGTTGAATCGTTGGCTGAGGCAACAGATCGCCTCTCTCACCATTCTCTAACAGATAGTAGACGCCATTGCGAACTTCAACTGTGAAGTTTGTGTCGGTAGATTTCTGCCAAGTGTTCAGAGGCTCGAAGTGATCGTCGAGGAACTGGCTGCCAGTATTGAATCGTTCACCGCTGTACTCAAATAGCTCTGCACGAAGGTCATAGGTCTGTAGCGATCCCATTTGATAAAAAATTGCTTCATGCTCTACGTGTTGAATCTCAAAGAACTTTCTGTTCAATGGCAGATAGATTAGATCGCCTTCACGAGGACGATTGATCTCTGTGCTAAGTCCAATCTCTAACTCATAAACTCTTTGTGCTATCGTCATGGTCACGGAGTCACGAATTTGTAGACCAAACTTAGACAAGAAGTCACCTTCACCTTCAAAGCCATCAACACTCTTAACGTACATCTCAACCATGTATGCATCGTTGAATGAAGACAGATCATCCTCGTTTAACAGATCGTCTTTAGCTACTAATGTTCTAGGCAAGTACCATACGTCTATGCCGTAGATACGGATAGATTCGATTACGAGATCCTCAATGAGCGATTGCTCCATCGAGTTCCCATAGTTCTCGAAATAGTAATTCTTAGCCACAGTGTATTATCCTATCATGTCAGTGACGGGCAGAGAATACGACATAATCATATCTTCTTCTAACTTTATAATCTCGGCTTGAGCATCATTCAAAATCTGCTCTCCGTTGAACTGAACATTACCAGGTAATGTCATGCCCGTGAACTTAGTCAAGTTAGTGCCCCATTGATACTTAATCTTAGCTGAAGCATAGCTTTGTAGCCAACGGTCTTTCCAGACATCGGCATACGTATTTGGATCAACGATTGAATAAGCTTCTGCAACGATGTAATGACCCGTTGAGAGTCTTTCCCAACCAGTATCGATGTGTAGTTTGTTGATGTGTCGATTGTAACGAATAGGCTGTGCGCCTACTAACAACTGTTCCATGAACTGCAAGTTAGCCATTGACATATAGTAGTTGGTCATGTTATAATTGACCATGTCATGGATGTTATTCAACACAAACTGGTACTGCACATTGAACATGCCAGTACTTGCTGTAATGCTAGAGCCTAAAGAGAATATGTTAATGACGCCAATGATGTTCTCAGGCACCGTGATGTAGCCATTGATCTTATCTTGGTCAGTAATCTGATGCTTTAGGAAAGTTCTCTCTGTGCCATCAAAGTGATAGTCCCAGTAGTAAGACAGCGCTTCGTCAATACGATCCTCTACCTGATCTTGATCGACGTTAATTTCGATAACTGGCTTACCTAACTTTCTAAGGCACCACTCTTTAAATTCTGCTCTTGTAGTGGGTTGTGCCATGTCTTCTTTCCAAAGTTAGTGTCTATGCTATATTTATATAGACCTATTATCATCCGATTATGCTACATATGCCTTACCTGCAACTATAGCATCATTAGTTTCTGTCATGTCTTCATCAGTCCAGAAGTCTTTGGCAACCATGATCTCAAGGTGCCCTACGTTACGATCAATGCAGGCTTGTTTGTCTTCGGCTGTGTCATCAGCCATAGCATCACCAGCGATAATGTCGTGGATTAAGGAAACTGAGTGACCCATTGCGCTGTAGTGTTGTGCGATTTGTTCTGCTGTGATAATGTTTTCCATTTAGTTTGCTCCTTCTAGGGCTTCAAGTCTTGCGTTAAATCCAGCGGCTATAAATTGATTAAGCTCATCATAGCGGAAACCATATCTGTCTCCTGCCTCTAGTTGTGGTAAGTCATCCTTTTCCCATGCGTCATAACAAATAAAGCCGTAGCGCATTGGGTCGAGGTTACAGGACTCCATAATTTCAATAGCACGTTGAACAGTCATACCAACATGGTGACGAGCATTGTCTGCGCCTTTTTCTTCAATAGAAGACAGCCATTGATATGTACCGATTTCTCTTGCTAGTAGTTTAGACGCTAGTATTTCATCGGCAGTTAATCCAGCAATAGGAGTTTTATCACGAGCATCAGAAGTGCTAATGGAGCCAACAGTTGAGAATATTTGACCCCACCGATAGGCGGCATAACCTAATTGTGTGCCACCGTCTGGGAAGGTATACATTGCAGTCCTATCTATTGAGACTCTATCTTCAGTTATAGCGTTTGTTGTGCCGCAACTGAAACTCCAAGTTTCAAAACCATCAAAATGCGCTCTAGGGAATCCGTCCCCATCAGACAGGACAATACGGTTGTTTGCTGTGCGGCTGTCGAGGCCGCCTTGGTTGCCGTTGTAGCCGCCGATAATGGTGTTCTTTGTGCCTGTTGTGATGGTATATCCAGAACTATTTCCAACAAATGTGTTTGATATTCCAGTAGCAAAATGCCCAGACCCTTCACCAATATAAGTACAGTATGAAGCGTTGCTTGTATACCCTGCCAAACGACCAACAAATACTCCACCTGTACCCGTAGTATTTGTATACCCCGCCTGAAATCCCACAGCAGTGTTGTTAGAGGCGGTGGTGTTTGCGGTTAAAGCATTGTGACCAACTGCTGTGTTGTTAGACGCTGTGTTGTTTTGTAAAGACCGATTTCCTACGGACACATTGTACCCGCCAGTCATATTTGCGTTTGACGACAAGTCACCAACAGCAACGTTTTCAAAACCCGTAGTGTTGTTCGAAAGCGTTCTTGCGCCTAATGCTGTGCTGTATGTATCTCCAGAGTTTGAATATAGAGCATGATAACCAACCGCTGTTAAGAGTTGACCAGTAGTGTTAGTTAATAAAGATTGAAAGCCCACAGCTGTGTTATAACTTCCAGTCGTATTACTATACCCAGCCTGATAACCCACAGCAGTGTTGTTAGAGGCGGCATTTGAGTAGAGTGCATCACCACCAACTGCGGTGTTATAAGCGCCGGTTTCGTTTAAAAGTAACGATTTATAACCTACTGCTGTGTTATTAGACGCTGTAGTGTTTTTTTCGAGAGCCTGTTTGCCAACAGCGGTATTGAACGATCCACTCGTGTTGGTAACCATTGTACTGCGACCAACGGCAGTATTTTCTTGACCTGTGGTAGTGCCTTGCAAAGCACGAGTACCGAACGCTTGGTTTTCAACACCCGTTGCTATAGACAGTGCGTTATATCCAACTGCTGTTGAGTTGCTTCCTTGGTAGTCGCCTAAAGCATTGTGTCCGACGGCTGCGTTGTTGGAGCCAGATATATTTGTTTCGAGAGCCTGAGTTCCCACTGCGGTGTTTGATACACCAGTCGTTGTAGAATCGCCTGCAAGACCACCTATAAGGGTATTGTTTATGCCCGTGATTAAAGCGGCACCGGCATTATAACCTACTGCGGTATTATGAGCGATAGTTATACTTGCAAAGTTTTGTGAAGCTAAAGTGCCCCAACCTACGGCTACGTTTCTTGCGCCCTTCTCATCAGCGTAAAGTGAATTATAGCCTATAGCAACATTGCGACCCCCTTCATTTTGAGAGCGTAGAGCGTAATTGCCAACCGCAGTATTGAAATTTGTATTATTGTTGCTGTATAGGGTTTCAAATCCTATCGCTACGTTATTTGCCCCTCCTACGTTCGAATGACCCGCAGAAGCTCCAAAAAACGTATTAGGCGTTCCACTTGCTGAACTATACCCAGCCCTATATCCAACAGCCGTGTTGTTAGAGGCTGTATTTGAGTAGAGTGCATACATGCCAATGGCTGTATTATTTTCACCCGTGAGATTTAACCCAAGTGCGTTATAGCTAAGAGCGGTGTTATTTACGCCTGTGGTGTTTGAGTAGAGTGCTGCCCATCCTATAGCCGTATTAAACCCACCCGTGGTGTTTAAGTAAAGGCTTTCTATGCCGTAAGCAGTATTATAGGAACCTGTATTATTTGTATAGAGAGACGAATGTCCCACTGCGGTATTATAGTAGCCTTCGGTGTTTAAGTGAAGTGCTTGATAGCCTATAGCAGTGTTCACGTAACCGGTAGTGTTATTTACAAGTGCACCTGTACCAAACGCATCATTTGTAGCTATGTCACCGCCACCATGGACATGGATCGCATCAGCCGTAATCGTTCCTACTACATCAAGCGCAGTCTCAGGATCAGTCTTACCAATGCCAACTCGATTGTTTGCACTATCGACTTTTAGGGTATTAGTGTCAACGTTAAGCTGATCTAATAGACCTCTAGATAGGTCACGGGCTTTCGACATCTTATTCTCCTGGTGTTTAGATCAACGTGTTCTTGTAGTATTTATCTAGCATGGTTATAGTTCTGCGTCTAGGGATACAATTCGTCCTAAATAGTACGCATCTCCTGGCACACTAGCGACTATCTCGTATCTAAATGCTCTATACGTTAGGGAGTTAATTGCCTCTAAGCCTATATTAGAGACAATCCCTCCAGATCTCGTAGCCGTGGGGATTGCTCTCATTTCGACAAAGTAGTTCACAGTGTTCGTGTTAATCTCTTGATTAGCAGTCGCCCTAAATCTATTGTGTGCCTCAGCTATCTGAAAATACCTCTGACATAACGCCAACTCCTGCCCATACAACCTACGCTCAAAAAGAGTCGCTACGCTTCCCGCTTCGAGTTGGACTCCGGTGATGTAGAAGGTGGCTCCGCTTGTGGCAACAAGTTGTGTACAACCAGATGCGGCTCGATAATCAGAGGCGCCCCATGCGCCCGCCGTTCCTTGTTTATCTGTTCCTGACCCAAGATCCACCCAAACCCTTATACCGTTTGAATTGCCCGTTCCCCAAGTTCCAGAAGTATCTCCTTCAATAGTAACTGTTTTGTATTCCCAAGTATCAGCAACTGAAATTGTGTATGTATATGGGTATGCTCTGTTTAAGCCACCATTAGACAGTGCGCCGCCAAATGTTCCAGTAAGGCTAGACCGAACCCAAAAAGATAAGGTTACTGTTTTTGCGCTTGCGGTTCCCCATCCCAAATCCGCAGTATTAAAACCTTCAATCTCGTGTCGTATTGTATTAGTTTGGCTTGACGTTGGAGATGCGCCAGTCCCAATCGTTACCAATAAAGAGTTTGTAAAACCACTTGGCGCTGTGGTTGAGCGTTGTGCGGTGCTATCTGTTGCACTTTGGGTTCTTGCTAAAAACCTGTCAACCGTAAATAAGTCGGATGTCAAAGTAACACTCGCTCCAGCGTTCCTCTGGTCAATCCGCATATCTCCGTTGATGATGCGGTTCCACCGCCCAGCACCAATCAGATCAAACTGTTCCTGCGGTGTCTCAGCACGAAGCATTGCTTCACCAGCGATACCCGTAGGTTTGTCTAATCGATTTATCTCTTCTCGTAGATTGAGCGCTGGTTTTTCTATTCTAACTGTCATTGTTCAACCACCATACCTTTATTAGCCGAGATAGCAGTTGCTACTG